CATCTTTTGTTATTTGTAAACTTGCATTATCAAAGTTGAACATAAACTATTTTTAAAAAGTAATAATAGGCTGTAACAGATGCATTTATCTAGGCATATGCTCCATAAGTTTCCAAATAGTTCCTAGCCACCTATTATTACTTAATTATTTAATTAAAAGTTAACATCTGCTTGAGGCTCAGAAATACCAGAAGTATCTGTAGTTGTAGGAGCATCAATAGCTAATCTTTTAATGTTTTTATCAGGATTAAATAGTAAAGTAGTTGGATCTTTTTTAGTAGATTCACAGAATACACCAGTACCAAAAGATGAAGCTACATATTTTACTCCTTTTTGAGAAATCTTTTCTTCACCATTTACTTTTAATCTCATTTCTTTATTAACTACTAATAAAGCAATTTTTTGAGCTAATTCTTCAGCAGATTTAGCATTAGGCATTTTAGATTTAGCAGAAGCTTCATCTAAATTATTTGCCGCAGCAACTAAAGATAAAATTGCATTTTTACTAATATCCCAAGCTGACATTTTTTTACCTGGATTAACTACAGTACTTAAATAGTATTGTTGTTTTAATTCAGATTGTCCATCAATAGATTCTACTGTGAACTCTAAATAAGGAGCTTGTTTTTGAGCACTAACACCATTTGTTACATTTGTAATTTTAACAGTATGAATACCTGGAGTGATACTAGATTTAAAGTTATTTTTAGTTAATTCTGCATTTTCAAAACCGAACATAATTATATATTTTTTTAATTTAATTTAAATATTAAGAGTTGTTATTCTCCTAACTGATATTTGTTAATTTTATCCAATATTAAAGCATAGTCATTTGGTTCAAATTTTTCTAAACAACCTTCAGGAGATTTAGCTAATCTAAGACCATCACTATTTGTTAATAATGAATATTCCATTTTTCCATTCACTTCTTTTACATCAGTATGTAATACATAAGTAAAATAAGAAGGTATTTTGATTTGATTATCTAATAACTTCCCTACTGTTTGTAAAGTAATAATACTATTACCGTTTACATCTGTATTTCTTTCTGTATGACCAATAACAATTACATTTAAATCATCTCTTAGTTTTTCTTCAATTTTAATTAATCCTTGAAAAACATCTACAGCAAGATCCGACCACTTTTGAACAAATATCACATAACTTTCATTATATGTCAGACTATATCTTTTATTATTTTTTCTTTGTATTAACAGGTTGTTCAAACATTCTTTCAGATGTCCAACCTCTTGATTTTCTATCATAAATAATATTTAAAGGTATGTTTAATAATTTACTCCACTCTGGAGCAGTTTTAAATTCTCCTTTATAAAAAATTAATTTTAAATTGTTATAAACAATAGCTTCTTCAAAACTCATATTACTTCTAAATATTCTTTTATATAAATTATTATAGTCTAAATTATATAATTCAGCCCATTCAGAAAGTACTTTTGTTTCTCCTTTATAAGTGTATTTTAAATTAAAATCACTTCTATTAGAACTTTGTTCTTTAACAGTTGACCATTTACAATTATTAGGTTCATAATTACCTAAATTATCAATTCTATCTAAAGAATGATTTTCAGGAGCTTTTCCCATATCTTGTAAAAAGTTTTCAAAAGAATTTTTCCACCTATCACAAACTTGAATATTATTTTCATAATATTTGCCATGATTTTTATTACATGTAGAATAACATCTAGCTTTCATATTTTTCCAAGCTCGATATTCTTTTGTTAATTTACCATTAATTTTTCTCATATTATTTATTTTATTACAAAGATACGATAATAACCTACCTTTTCGACAAATTTTCAATTAAAATTTATCTACTCTACTCCATTCATATTTATAAAATATGTGTTTCGATAGTCGTTGAACCTTCATCTCATAAAGATGCTTGGCTGCTGATTGTCCAATTCTTACTTCTTTTACTATACTACAATCATCACTGTTGTAGGGAGTGTGTAAGACTCTAAGGAGTTTCCAGTCAATTAAATAGGTTTATCCTGAGCTTCAATTTTAGTAGAACCCAGTAATTTTAGCATCTGCCATAACTCTACTAGTGAGAAAATGTGTGAACATTTTGTTATCTATAAGGCTCTTTATCCCTATATTCTGCAATTTAGTCTATTTATATTTGCAGTTCAGACTATCTCATCATCTAATATTTTTAGACGCCCTTATTTCGTGGTAGATTCAGATAGGTTACTTATCTACTAGTCGTTGAACCTTTCTAGCTACTATTATACCATTCACTAGCTTGGTAACTGATTACCTTAAATAAGGCTTTCCAGTTTTAAAAGGGTTTAATGAGGACTTACACAATTAATTTATTATTAATAATATTTCTTAATCCTCCACTATCACAGTTTTAAATTTTGAACCTTCATTTGCTTTTAATAGATATGTTTTCAATTCTGGAAATGTTGAACAATTAATAACATTTCCTTTTGCTGTACTATATTTTACAGCTCCACCTTTAAAAGGTAGTTCTTTTCTATTAGGTTTAATTAATAGAGTTGTATTTTCGTCTAAATTTAACATTGCTCTTGATTTACCAGTACCTGGTTCACCAATTGCTAATATAATTCTTCCCATTCTTTATTTGTTTAAATACTTTTGATAATCTTCTAAATATAAATCCATTTAAAACCACCACTTGTTCTTTGTGGATATTTTAAAGCACAACTTATACTTATATTGTTATTTGCAATTTTTGCAGCTTTACATGATTCAAAAATTTCAATAATCTCACCTAACAATGTACATTTTGCAACTTTTTTATACTGTTTAGTATAATCTTTATTTGCTTTAATTTTAGCTAATATTTCTGGTGTATGTTTTTTACCAAAATAATTATTATTTACACCATTAAATTTACCTTTTCTACTAGCTGACATTTTTAAACAAGCTTCTTTACTCATTTTGATACCTTTTTTAATTTTTGATATTTTAAGTTTAGATTCTTCAGTGTGTTTATTTACACCATGTTTTTTAATATATTCTAATCTTGAATTTTTCATCTTTAATTTACTTTCTTCAGTATATTTAAATCCTAATCTATTTGTTATTGGATCAATAACATTAAATCCGTATAATGTAGATTTAGTATTTAACATATTTATCCAATATTTTTCTTGAGATAAACAAAATTCAACTGAGCAAGTTTCTAAAATTTCAAATTTAAAATTATTTTCTCCATGTTTATTAAAACTATTTTGTAAATAAGGATTTGTATGTTTATTTTGTTTTAATAATGAAAAATGTTGATTTTTTCTTTTATTAAAAGAATTGACAGTACTGCCAACATAAATTTTACCATTAATTACATTAGTTATTGTGTAAACACCTACACTATTAAAATTCTCCATTTTGTATTGATTCGTAAATATGGTCATACATTTCGTCTGCTTTTGGTAATTCCTTCATTTGATTGATGGCTCCATTAAAATACAAATGTACATAATTATTTGCTAATCCAAAATGTCTATCCTTAAGAAATATCAAACATCTGTATTTATCTTTAAGTTTATTTATATCATAACCTCTATAAGATTCTAATTCAAATCTTGTAGGAGCAAATAAACCTAAAATTAAGTCAGCATCTCTTTGTGTTAATTTACTATCACCTAATCCGTCCAATGAAGGTTCAAGTTTTTTCTCAATAGAAGCTCCTTTAAAAAACTCTTGTCTTTCTTTATCTGCAGCTTGTTGTTGTATATTTATTACAGTACAATCTAAGCGTTTACACATTTGCTTAAGACAATATTCTTTAGAAAAGTAATTCATTGCTTCTCTAGTATCTCTTTGAGGTTCTCCATAAGGACTTGTTGTGTCAGGATTCAATAAATTGATTTGATCAGTAACAACAAAAACATATTGATTACTATCTTTATATATAAATTTTCCTTTAATCTCTCCTTTATCTGTTTGAACAACTTCATAAGAACCTAAATTAGGATCATTAAAAAATTGTCTAACATGATTATAGATACCATAAGGATTAAATATATTATCTATTACTTCAATATATCTTTCCATATCTTCAACTTCTTGTTTAACACTTTGAATTACTTCTAAATGTTCTTTTGAAATTGTATAATTACCTAAAGACATTATTTGATGTGGTGATAATTGTATATCATAATTTGTATATAATATTGATGCAATCATATCTAACCAAAAAGATTCTTTACTTTCTTCTAATGCAAAATAAAATACTTTAACTTTAATTAAAGGATTTGCTTTTAAAAAAGAATAAATTGAATTGACTGTTAAAAATTTACATATTTTAGTTTTACCAATTCCTGAATTGGCAGTAATAATTGTATGTGAACCTTTAGTCCATCCTGGGAACCTTTGTGATAATCTTGGAAATGGGAAATTGATAGAAGTAGCAACACCTGATTCTTTTTTAGCTAAATTAGCTTTAATTTTACTTTCTATACTATCAAATATCATCACTTTGTTGTATTATTGGTTTATTTGTAATTATATCATCAAGATATTGTTCCCAAGTTCTTTGAGATAAAAAAGTAGCTAATAATTGCATAAACTCTTGTTTATTATCTTTCAAATGATCTTTATAATACTTTTGCACACATAATAATATTTTTTTATGTAATTCTATATTTAACGAAAATTCACCCTTACTTAGTAAAGTAGATTTATATAGTTTTTTACATCTAGCTAAATCATTATGTAATGGTCTAGTACCACCAGTTATACGTTTAACACTTTTAGGATATGTCGATAGTAATTCACGAAACAATACTTCAAAACTAGTGTCTTGTGACATATTAAAAATGTTTTTAGTAGTTTCTGTTATAGAAATACTATTAAACGTAATATCTGATTCATTTGATAAGATAATAAAACCAGAATTTCTCAGTTTTTGAAAAACATTTGTATCAATATTACCAGTATTAGTAATATATTTTACAAGAAGTTCTTCATCTTCAGTAGTTAAACAAAATAAAATAAAATACTCTTCAATTTTTAATCTATTAGCAAAAAGTTTTTCTATGTTAATATTAATTTCATTTTGCATAAGTATATGATATTTTATCTTGATTAAATCCATCTAAAGCAGACTTAACCCATTGTTCATCTATAGTATCTTTGTAACAAAAAATATGTACAACAGCACAATCATTAGGGTTTAATCTAAGAAATCTAAATATTTTCTGACTAGCTTTCCTCTCATTGCCGTAAGAGTGCATAATTATTCCATATTTTAGATTTGGTATATTAATACCTTCTGAAAGTTGTTCTACAGCACAAAGTTTATTTATTTTACCTTCTTTAAACATCTCTAAATTTTGTCCTGAAAACTTATTTTTTGAATGATAAGTTACAGGACATATTCTAGCAGCTTGTTCTTGAGTACTAGCAAAACAAAGACATTTACTGTATTCCCCTATACTATTTAATAAAGATTGAGCTTTTAATTCTTTGGATAAAAATCCTTGCATGGCTTTCATACGTTGTATCGCAGATATTTGTTTGGATTTACCGAAAGAAGAATCAACTCTACCTGTCCAATAAGTATAAATATTATACTCACAAGTCATCCAAGTAGCATTAGGTTTTACAACTTTGATATTTTTTGTTTTATCCAATTCTACATAATGAACTATTATTCTATAATCATTTAATATAGAATGATCAATGGCTTCATCTGTTTTATATGAATATATTACCGGACAATACTTATCTACCATAAATCCTTTTTCTGATTTCTCATTAATAGGTGGTGTACCAGTAAGTCCAATAATTTTACCTTTAAATAAACTTAACCATGAATTATGACTATATTTTAAAGAATGGCATTCATCTAAGTATATAGCATGATAATCATGTGTTTGTTTAGGTAAAGATAAATAAGTAGAAAAAGTAATATGTCTAATGAGGTATTCAAAATTAAATTTTTTAGCATCATCTTTCCATGATTGAAAAATTGATTTTTTAGGAGCTACTACTAAAAATTTATCAGATAACTCTGCATTAAATATATTATCCATGTGTCTTAAACCAATTAAGGTTTTACCTACACCTCCTGATACTGCAGCAGTACCTCTATTAACAGTTGATAGTTTTACTAAAACCTCATTTTGAATATTCTCTCTATTCATATTATTTACTACTATAATGATTTATTAATTTATTTAATAATAAATAACCACAAATTATTAACGTTATAATTACACTGTTATCCATATTAATCTACTAATGTAAAAGCTGGTTGATGAAATTTACGAATTTTTAAACCTGCTGATTTTAATAATTTAGTTGTTTGAGCAATATTTAAACCATAATATTCTGCAATTTGCTCTTTCTTAGAACCTGAATCAACCATTGCTGTTAATTCTGCTTTAGATACTGTTCTAGCTGTTTTAGTAGTACTAGCTACATTGTTTAATGTTTCCATCTTTTATTTTATTTGTTTGTTATTAATAAAGTCTATCAGGTATGATAGATCTTCTGTTATTGTTTCTTGATTTAAAACATACTGTTTAAATTGGTCGATGGTTATTAAACACTCTCCCAAACCCCACACCACCCCCTGCCTTCCAGGAAACTGCGAGCCGTTCCAACTAATTATATTAGTTGGACAAGGTGTATTTGAAAATTTAATAATATTAATTCTCCAATTATCTACAATAGGTCTTTCTTCTTCAGTAAATTTAAGATACCAATTATCTTTTGGGAATACATATTCTTTATCCATTTAATTTATCATGCTTTACACCCATAAATAAGCTTTCAAGCCAAATATTCATATCTGAAGAAGTTTCATTGATTAAATGAATACATTGTCTAATATCTACATTATGTGGATATTTAACATATCCCATTGCATAAGAACCTTTAGCAATTCTTAAATCTAAGCCATACTTAGTAGCTTTATTTAAGAGTTGTTTATCTCCTGTATATTTTAACCAACAGTGAGCTCCACCTGATTTAGTATTATACATAAATGATTGTTGTAATTCAGATAAAATATTATCAGGTATAAACTCATAACCATTTTTATCATTTTTAACATCAATATCTAAAATAATATAATTATCTGATGGTGCTACAGCTAAAGCATAACCTTCTGGAACAGTACCTTCAAAGAATGTATTATCTGGTACCATAGACCATTTGACAATTGGTGTATTATTTTTTAAAAGAAATGATTTCATTAAAATGTGTATTGCGTTTTAGCTTCTGTAGAAGACCAAAACTTTTTATAATTACTTGCTTTACAATAATCCCAAAGTCTATCTATTTCTTCTTGAATGAATATATCTGCATCAATTTGATCAGATAGTTCTTCTTTTAATGCATATCGAGATAATCCTAAATGTTGAGCATATCCAATAAGTGTTACTACACTAGTATTTCTTGAACCTTGTTCAAAAGAAATTTTATTGTCTTCTATAAAATTTTTAATTGTTGTCATATTACATATTTCCATAAGGGTTATTAACTATCCATTCTTTTACTTCTTCTTCTGAAGTAAATCCTAGGTCTTCCCATTCTTTTCTGGCAATTTTAGACCATGTATCTTTATTATTAAGTACTTTAGCTCTAGCTTCAGCCGTCATATTCCTAAGTTCGTTTAATAATTTATCAATTTCAGACATTATATTAATGTTTTAAGTGTTAATATTTGTTCAGGTGTCATTTTAAGTTCTTTTTTCCACACCTGTAGAATTTTAAGTACTATTTCAAATTGTTTAATGTTATCATTAAAATAGTTAGTACCTTTTTCTGTTTTATAGACATTCTCTAAATTAAGTATATCTTCTACTATAGAAATGTATTTATCAGTAACTGAAGTTAAGTCATAACCTCTTTCAGTATATTTAACAACTCTTTCAAATTGTCTTAATAACCTTTTAGTACTCCAAAAATCATTTTCATAAAATGAAGAATTCCATTTATTCCAAGTCCCTTCAAACCCTGTTGTTTCTCTTAATGAAAGAGTTTTACCTGTTTTAATATCATAAGCTGTTGTTATAATATCTAAATCAAAATTTGATATAACATCAAAACAATTTTTATTATGTTTTTTGTAAATAATATTTACATCTACTAATAAATTATATTTAAATTTAATAGTAATTAAACCTAATTGTTCTAATGAAGATTTATCTTTATTGATATATTCATCAAATTTATGTTTTTCTAAAGGATCTAGAATTGTAAATAATGGACTATAATGCATAAAAAAAAGTAGTTTATTAAAACTACTTCTATCATATACAAATAAATCTATATCTTGGCTTTCAAAATAATCTAATAAACAGCTACCTGTAATACAACCATTTATTTCTTGTTTTTTTAAAAGTTCAATAGCATTGTTAATGTGTTCTCGCATAATTTATTTTATAAAATAAAATAGGCTGCGTTTTATCTCAATCTGACATTTAACTTTCTTTACTGAAAGCACCTATTTTATTTAAATTATTTTAATTTTTCAGCATTAATTTTAACTGCGCCTAATATTGTTTCAATATTATATAAAGCACTTAATTTTACTAAACCTTCAGAGAAATAATCACCAACATTTTCAATAGCATCAATAGATTCAAATTGAGCCATTAGTTTATTGATTTTTTCAATATCAGATTTAGTATCTTCATATTTTATGAAATCTAAAGCATGTTGAACTAATTCATCTTTTACTTTACTTTTTGGTTCAGATGGTAAAGCAACATACTCTTTAGTATTTTTTTTATTAATACTAGCTAATACTTCAGCTTTAATATCATCTAAATTATCTAATTTTTCACATTTAAAGTTTTTGTCTTTAATTGCTTCAGCTAATTTTACAACATATTCTGCTGCTCTTTGTTGTTGAACAAACTCTGTATGATTAACAGGTTTTTGAGTTGCTTTGTTAATTAAATAACCAGCAGGATTTAATTCTAAATTTTCTAACTTTAAAAATTCCATTTTAAATTGTTTTTTTTGTTTATATTATAGATATTTGATTACTGGATAGTATTTATCCAATTTTTTACTTTATGTGTTGTTTTAGGTTTAAAGCATCTAACGTATCCTGTTATTTCATTACTTCTTTTATCTGTATGTAAAGAATAAAGAGTTTCTACTTCAAAATTACATTTTTCACCTTTATTAAAATAATAAGTAGGGCTATCATTATCTCCAAAAGAAATAACAGTATTATATTTTCTATGTTCACCAACTATTTTAATAAACATTTCACCTTCATTACCTCCACCATATTCTCTTACAGCTCCAACAATATCTGCATTTGGAACATCTTCATAGTCAATTAAATGACTTCGTTTACCTGTTAAAATAACATCAGCGTAGAATCTTTTAGACATTAATTTAGCTAAATTAGTAATAGTTAAAACTACAGCTTTAGGCATTGAACTAGAAATATCTAATATTAAAAGATTTTTTAAATTATGTTTAATATCAGAATATCCAACATTCATACCTAATTGTTTATTAAAAGCTAAAGGATTAAACATTACCTCATCAATAATATTTGTTTGAATAGCTGTTTTAATATCATCTAACCATACTGGTAATATTTTTAATTCAGATAATTTATCAAAATCAACTAAATATTGATCTTCAACAAAATCATTTATGTCTAATGCATATTGACCACTACCAGATTCTCTATAAGATCCACCTGATGATAATTGATAAGTTCTTAAATTAGAACCATAACCAATTCTTTTTAAACAATCTAACCATTTAACTGGTATTGCTGTTTTTAAACAAGATTTATACAATACTTGAAACTCTAAAAACACTGTAATAAAAGGTAAATCTGATTTAGTTCCTACAACATAAGGAATACCTTTTGGAAGTTGTTTAAAGTCTTCTTCATTCTCAACAAGAAAGATTGGTGGTAACTCTACTTTTTTGCTTGTGATTTTCGTTATCATTTTTAATAAACAGTTTTAATAAATTAATATATTCAACAGATTCTCCTTTTTTAATGTTTAAAGCATTAATATCTATCGGAGCTTCTATTTGTTCAGATAAGAAAGGTATAAGTATATCATCGTATGGACTTTTTAAGTCACATCCAATTTGATTTATAGCTTTCTCAATACTTCTAGGTGTAATGAAATCCCATGAATCATGTTCAAATTTTTCTTTATTTACTAAAGTACATAAATTTCTTGAAATAGTTTCAGGCATTCCATATTTATTTTTTAAATAATTTTTATACTCATCACTATTAAATTTTAAATCATATTTAATAAATCTTTCCTTAATTTGAGGAGTTAAACTAATCAATCCTTGAGGATTAGCTGCAGCAACAATCATTACATCTGCTAATTTTTTACCAGAAAGTAATACTCTATCTTCTAAAAAATTTAAAAAAGAATCTAATGTTTGTTTTAAAGTACCATTAAATATTTCATCAAAAAATAGTATATCACCATCATTCAATCCTGTTAATTGATGACTATCTAATAGAACCATTCTATCTTTTGTTAAATCAGGCCTTTATGTTCATTTAAACTCGTTAGGTTTAAACAGTTTCTAGACTAGAAACATCTATATTTTTCAATATAGAACTGACTATATCTTCACCCAATTTGGGGTTGTGCATTTCCATTCACTTGAATGTACTCCTTCGCAGGATAGTCGATGAACCTCCATCCTAAACTAGGATGTTTGGCTGCGGATTTCCCAATTTTATTCTTTTTTACTATACCTGAGTAATTACTTCAGCCATTGTTATATTACTATAATAATTTAGTAGAATAAACTTAAGGGGTTTCCCGTCAATTAACACAATTTCAAATATATATTACTATATATTAGGACACTAATTGTGTTTTATTATGATATTTTAAATATCTTTGATATTTTGTTAATCTTTTTTGTTTCATAAAACAAATATATAACAAATTCTCTAAATTTCATAATAAAACCCTAATTATTTCATATCACCATACCTGCTACTTCGTTAGGCATTCTGGTACTAAGAGTAATCTTAACCATTTTAACACCTTTTTTTTCAGCAAACTCTCTAATAATGGTAGATTTACCAATACCAGGATTTGACATAAACAAAGGAACTGTAGTCCTTCTTAAAATTGGATTATCATAAGTTTTACTTAAGACATCATTCATTAATTCAACCATACTTTTTTCTTTTTTATTTATTGATTTTAACCATTTTTCATATGTAAATATTTCATATTTTGAATCATAAGCAACTATTGGTCCATAAGTATTATTTAAAGGACATATTGCAGTTTGACCATTATAATTAGGAATTTTATTTACACTTTTCCATACTAAATTATAATATTTTGTTACTTCATCCCATTGTTCTTGAGATTGAACATTAATTATTATCATGACATTTTTTAATAAGATTAATCAAGCTGTCTAAATTTTCTGATACTGCAATATTTTCCTTAATTATAATATTTACATTAAAAGGTTTTCCTAATTCATCATATTTTTTAATTTCTTCAATATTTGCATATCTCCAATATTTAGAATAATAATTTATATGTGACCAACCATTATAGGTTGAATTAAAAGCATCCAAATATGGTCTAAGATGTACTAATTTTTCTCTTTGTTTATATATATAATTATTTCTAAACCCACCACCATCGTGACAAGTAGATATATTTTCTAATACTATATAATCGTCTTTTTTAAACATTTTTTATATTTTAAATAAATCTAATTGTGAATTATTTAGTCCAACAATCACTAATTGTAATATCTGATAATACAGGTACATTAGTAATTATTTCTTTACCAGCAGATTCCATTATTTCTTTTTGAATTAAAGCCCATTCATCTACAAATGATTCTTCTACTTCACAATCTATTTGATCGTGTACAGTCATAACTATAAAAACTTTTTCTTGTAAATTATTAACTTTAATATATTCTCTCAATTTAACTAAAGCTCTTTTAGTCATCTGTCCACCACTAGCCTGTATTGGGGTATTCATTGAAGCTCGTTCTATTACACCTATTTCTTTAAAATCCATAGTTTCTTTAACAGGATTCCATTTAGGAAAATATCTAATGATTTTATATGGAGAAAAACTTCTAATATAACCATATTTCATACCATAAGCTCGGCATCCTGCTAAAAAATTATTTAATTGTACAGTAGCTTTGAAATAATTTTTAATAATCATATCAGCAGCATCTACTTCAATAGATAAAGTATCAGCTAACTTATATTTTGACATACCATAAACTAATCCAAAATTAACAGTTTTAGCAGCATCTCTATAAGATTTACCTCTAAGAAAATCTGGTTTATCTCTAACATTTTCTAATGGTACTTTAAACACCATTGATGCTACATTGGAATGCAAATCTTCACCTTTATTAAATGCATCTACCCATAAAGGTTCTTTACTACCAAAGGCTGTTAAACGTAACTCTTGACCGCTAAAATCACATGATACCATTTTAAAACCCTTTTTAGGAATAAAACAATTTCTATATTCTACTTTAGCTGGAATATTTTGCATGTTAGGAGAATATTTATCACCTGAAGAAACTCTTGTAGTATCTAATATTTGCCAAAAACTAGTATGAATTCTTTGAGTTGTTGGATTTACATAGTTTAAAAATTTTTTACCATAAGTAGTAACTAATTTAGCTTGTTTTTTATAATCAATAAATTTTTTAACTAAAGGATAATCATTTTGATATTTAGTTAAAAATCTTTCACCTGTTTTTTCAATGTCTAAACCTAAAGCTTTAAATACTTTATCCATTTGTGTAGGACTAGACCATTTAATATCTATGGTTCTCCCATGACTAAATGATTCATCTATTTCTGCAAATAGATTACCTTGAACTTCTTGTTTAACAAAATGACTTAATTTAGGTTCTTGTTTAGTTAATTCATCTAGTTCTTCAGTATAATTAATTACATTTAATTCTGCTTTATTTGCAAGTTTTAACCAAGCTTCTTTATCAAAACCCATTCCATTATATTCTATATCAGCTAATGGTAAACAGGCTTTCATTTCATTATTCACCCATTCTATTATATCTAACCTAGCTATTTCTAATAATTGTTTAGTTTTAATTTCAGTTAGACATGTAACATCTCCTACTCCATAAACAATTTGTGCTTCAGTAAAAGGTTGTCCATTTAATTTAGTAAATTGATTTCTAACGTCTTTATTTAAATCAATATTACAATACTTTTTAGCTAAAGCTTTTAGATTTAATTCACGTTCTTCTTTACCGTTAGTTATACAACATTCTGCTAATAATGTATCATAGATATTATTTAATTCAATCCCATGTAATTTTAAAAACTTATAATCAAATTTTAAGTTTTGACCAACTACTAGTATTTCTTCTAATCTTTTTTTTAACGGAGAAATATCTACAGTTCTTACATCTATAACATAACTAACATTATTAAAATCTAACTGTAACATTACTATTTTATTAGAATGATTAAACATACCTTCAGTTTCTGTATCTAAATTAACTTCAGATATTATATTTAACCACTCTAAACATTGTTCTATAGATGCTTTTTTATATAAAGTACTTTCAAATACTTCAGTATTACCTATAAAATATAATTTATCCATAATTTAATTTGTTTTGTTGTTTATTATCCACAAATCTATTTAAAATGTAGATAATAAACAACATTTACTTTTTTCCATTTCTATAAAATTGTTTAGCAATATTGTACATATGATTAAATAACATATTATGTTTAAAATTATCAGGTGGGTGGATATTAATACCAGACATATCTTCATTTGTTTTATCAAAAACATATCTAACAATAACTTGTATTTTTTCTATTTCACCTGGATTATTATCATTAATAATTTCTAATACTCTATTCTCTGTTATCATACCATGTTTAATAATTTTTTATAAATGTTTTCTAAATCAGAATCATTTATAATAGATTGTTCTTTATTTAAAACATATTTAATAAATTGTTCTGTTGTTAATTCTAATCCTTGTGGATAACTAAATGAAAAACTACTATGTGCTTCTAGATTTGAATATTTGTCATCATAATCATTATGTGATCTTAGATACGGACGAGACCTAAAAGAAACTTCATTATGTGTCCAATCTTTATAAATCTCAGCTATTTTTCCAAAAACTTCACCTACAATTAAAGAGTTTTCTTTGGTAACTTTAATACACCATTTTTCAGGTAAAATAAATTTTTCCATATTAAATTTCTCCTTCCGGTAATTCTTCAGATTGTTTAGATTTTAAATCTTCTAATATTCTAGTTTCTAATATAGTTCTACAAACTTGTTTATATCCACCTCCTAAGATTGGATACATTTCTTTAAGTTCTTCTGTAGACTTTAAAGAATATTCTTTATACTTAGCGTGTAATTTAGCTTGTTGTTTAATAGCTTCAGACAATGATTGTCTTTTGTTTAATTTAAATCCTTTCATAAGTTTAATAGTTTTTTATAAATAAATTCAAGTTCTTTAGATTCATCTTTTTTAATAAAACTTTCCATAGTTTCTTCAAATGAAATGTATTTATTAAAAAGCATACAAATATCTAAATGATGTTTTTCTTCAGGTGTAGCTAATCTAGTTATATTATTTGTAAATACTCCATTATGATAAATATGTGTTTTTGTATTAACTTTACAAGTTATATATGGGCAATCATTAATATCTCCTAAATATTTAAATATAAAATTATTATTTTTAACACCATTATAATCTTTTGAATAATAATATTCACCTATTATTAAATTTTCTTCTTTTATCATATGACGTTCAATAAACGTTTATAAATTAATTCTAAATTTTCAGTAGATTTAATAAATTTTTCAAAAGTTAACATAGCTTCATCATATTTAATAAATTTATGTTGTTCAATACAACAATTTAACCAATGAATTTCTTCTTCTGTTGCTAATCTAATATTTTTATCACAAGAAAATGAATTACCATTATAATAATAATAATTTTTCTCTCTTCTACGCGCGACACCTTTAGAATAAGTAAAATTACCATCTTCGTATGCTTTAATAACAACAGGATAGGGTTCATTATAATAATAAGCTACATAATAATTATCAGCTTTTATATCTTTTAACTCCATATTAGTTTCTTTCATATTGTTTTTCTGTTTTTAACATCGAATTAATAATACTATTTGTAAGTTGTTCACCTTTAAGTTCAGCTTTGTTAGCATGATTAGCTTCTAATCTTTTTAATAAATGATTACTAGAATTTAATCTACATTGAATAATATATTCCACAGCTTCATAATAACTTCTTTTAGAATAACCATTTAATAACCCTTGAGGATATTTATTTATAAATTTTAATATTGATTCTAATTGAAAATTAGATAATTGACCTAATGTTGTAGGTTTACCATTCCAAAAATATAAATACTTGCAATACTTGTCTAATGTTTTGTTCATAGTGTTTTTTTTATTAATTTTTGATTAATTTAAGTGCTTCATAAAGTCCTTCTTCCAAAGCTTGTTCGTAAGTATAAGCATCTTCAATGTAATTTTTACCTAAACTATCGCCTTTTTTAGTAATATGACATTGCCAAGATTCTTGAGAAATTGAAGTTATAGTTAAATGAATTTTATGAATTTCTCTTAACCAACGTTGTAATAATGATTGAGTTGGGGCTAGATAAATTTCTTTACAATAACCAAATTTACAACCATCATAATCTTGTGAATTATCAAAATATTTACCATTTAATTCATATCCAGAATCTTGAGATATATTAAATTCTTTTTCATTAGCTAGTTTAGCTGTTTCAAATGTAATAATTTCATTTTGCATAATAATAGTTTTTAATTAGTTTATATTTAATTTAGTAGTCAGGACAGGATTCGAACCTGTAACCTCAGCTTTCCCTCAGTGAATTAACACCTATTCTGTACTCTAACCATTTGAGATACCTGACTAAATAATTTGTACCCGGGATGGGACTCGAACCCACACGCCTTTCGACCAATGATCCTAAGTCATTGATGTCTGCCAATTCCAACACAGAGGCTTTATTTATTTATATTTTTAAAAACAACTGACTGCCTTCTAAGTAGGATACTCAACCTCGTCTCTACCTCCCGATATTTCTTAGGGCTTTGTATTTACGCCTCCACAAAATCGCTTTTTTTAACGTGGTCTGCATAATTACTGTTTAGTTGTTTTAATATTTTATAAATTTTCTTTAATCCATTTAGTTAATTTTTCTCTATTAAATGAGCCTTCTATATTATGAAGACAGTCCCAAATCACTTCAGTAATCACATTACCTTTATTATACTCTTCTACAAATTTTTCAATAAATGATTGAGATGGTTGAGGTAAACCTAAAGACTCATCAGTAGTAGCAATGATTTTTTTATAATACTGAGAAGCTTCTTCTTGTTTATTACCATTTTCTAATAACGAAGTTAGTTGATTCCCAAATTTATAAGTTATTTTACATAACTTATATTCAGAACCAATTATTTGTTTAAACAAACACCAGTCACCTTCTTTAATTTCATCATCTGATAAAATATATAGATGTTGATAAGTTCTTTTATCATATTCTGGTTTAGTATGAGTATGATATATTAATCCTTTACCAGAATCACCTAAGCTTATATTACTTTTTTCATTAGTAGAAAGCATAACTACTTGACATTTCTTTAACGTGCTCATGTTCTTAGTTTTAGATTATTAATTAATTTAATATAGTAATGTGTTTACCTCATCCAAATGAGTCATTTTTACACCAGTACAATAACTTTACTATATAGAGTCTAACCAATTTATGATTAGGATCCACCAATCTATTTTTAAAGAATAGATAAACTTAATATTTCTTAATATAAATACTTTTAGGGAATTCTTTAAAAACGAAGAGAGTTACATCACAGAGCCAAATCTTAAGATCAAATTTAAATCCATTATATTCAGGCATATGATAAAATGCTCCGTTTTCATAATCTGTTGCTAAATGCATAAATTGTAATATATCAAAACCTTCTGATTTTTCAGTAGATAATTGTAAATAAACTTCATTATCATCTTCTGCAATAATATCTAACATTGTATCAGCACCACCTACCATTTGTAATTCAGATTTAGACCCAGTCCATTCAGGAAGATCCACATACCATTTACCATCTTTTTCTTTATAAAATCTTTTTATCATATTATTTTAATTTATTTTGTAGGGTAAGTAAGATTTGAACTTACGGCAATCAGTTGTGAACACCTAACGGTTATATTAACTAACTAAAAGTTGCATCCTGGACCACACCAACTAGTATTTATGTTTCCATTACCCTGTAATGATGTCTTTCCATCAGTCATAGCTTATCTTGCAGCTAACCGTGTTCCCTTTTCTTCAGAGACCAATAGTACCAATTTATTCTCTAGGTACACCGAGTATTAGGCTGTATCGGCATAACCCATCCATACGGTAGTTAATCATTTAAAGTTCCTATTACGGACTCACCTAATATTTATACAAAAGTTTAATCTCTGTATATTTAAGTGGAGGCGGCGAGAGTCGAACTCGCGTTAACATGATTATTGTTTATAACTTTCTTCAAGTTTAGTTAAGTGGACGGCCTACTTAACACGCCGAGATGTTTTTCTATAAGAACAAATAAACTCTGTTATTTAACCATACAATCCTGGTTGTTACAACTACATGGATTTGTTAGATTTCTCTAACTTAAGCTGCTTGAAGTTCTAACTCTTCTGTCTTAACTAACATATTGTTAGCTAAAGCATGTCTTAAGTCTAGGATAGTTCCTAGTTTTGAATCATTGTTGCCAATTATTCTTTTACCTACTAATTTATTAATTGCACGAGTTAATAGGTAATGCAATACTTGCTTATTATAAACTTTAACCACATTCTTACCATGACGCCCCCATATAATCCATTTATTATTACCGTAGACATTTAGCTGGATTAGACTATTCAGGTGTATTTTCATGCCAAGAAAATATTTTAAATATTATTTGTTTTTAACAATTAATATTAAATTACCACAGATAATAGGATCTTTTACAATCTTTTGAATTGTTTCACTTAATCTATCAGAATATTTTTGTGTATTTACATTTAATAAATATTCTTTTTTAGCTTTTTTTAAAGCTTCTTTCTCTAAAGAATTTTTTTTAAACACTTCACGATCAATAGATACTTTGTTAGCATTTATTTCCATGTTAATTTGATGACGTTTCATTAGATATTCTAATGTTTCATTTACTGGTATTTTTTTATAATCTTCCATGTTAATCAATTATTTCTTTTTTTAAATTATCAATTTGTTTTTTAACTACATTAAATTTTCCTTGATTAGGTAAAGTTTCTCTTTCTAAAATTTTACCATTTGAATAAAATGCAGCCCATGCAAATAAACATTCTAATTCTTTGTACTTGTTTTTTTTCATATATGATTTTTGGTTAATAAATTTATTTGTTGATTATAGCTGTGGCTATGATACCACATATAACTATCCATCCTGTGACAAGTATTACAAATATAACTCTAGTATCATGATTCCATGTTAGTAAATTTATATTTAAATATACATAGGAAATTAATAAATATATTATTAATATTCCAATTATTGACATTTTTGTAAATATTTTCATAATTTTAATTTAAAAAAGGGCTTTGCACCCTTTTGGTAGTTTCATGCTCGATAATAGTTCTGTTTCGTACATAAGTGTCCGCTATTATACTGCCCTTTGATTAGAGGGACAACTACTAAGTATTTTAAGGTAATCTATCATTATAAAATGATGCTTTTTTACCTGATTTAAATTTTAATCCAATACCTTGATGCGCACCACCACGTTTAGCCCAAAACTTTAATTCTACTGGTGATATGACATTAGTTAAATTAATATGATTACTTGTAATACGGTATTCATGTTTAATTTCAATTATACCATCAGTATATTTTGTAGTATCTGATGCACCTGTCCAAGTAGCTCTAATCTTTTTACCTGTTAATACGGTATCTGTATTGATATTAGTTTTAAATGTGAAGAAATCATTAGCTGATAAACCTAAACATTCAGTACTATCACATGTAGGTGTAGTAGATTGTTGATTAGGTATAATTGTTTGTTGTTTTTTACAAGATACAATTGTAATAATTGTAAGAATTAAAATTAATTGTTTCATTTTATTTTATTTAAAGATTAATATGTGCCCTTTAGTCTTGGCAAGCTACACATCTGCCTTTTGTTAGGATCCATTTTCCTTGGCTACATTTGTTCTCAGGATAACTTATTGTTAATATGACCAAGTCTAACCTAATCTTGGCGAGGTTATAATCAGTATCACAAAGGTTACTCTGATTAATATATTTATAATAAATATTTTTGAAATGTTTTTAACTTTTTGTTATATTTTATACCACCTGCAATAATATTACAATTATCATCACTATCTAATCCAATTGTTGTTATTACATACCAATTTTCTTTAGGTGCTTTAGTGTTAAAATATATAGTTTTACTATTATGGTAAGGACTACTAACTGTTATAACATATTCATTATTAAATTCTAATTCTAATAAAACTTTAGAATCTACAGTTTTGTAAATTGTTTGATTATTTTTAGAATCAATTAAAATTAACTCATATTTCTGATTAACTTTTTTGTTATCTAATAAAATAGATAATTCTAAATTAACTGAATCTTGAGCTATTGCTGGTACACATGATGCTAGTAAAATTATTATTAATCCTATTAACAATAATTTAGTTTTTGTTTGTTGTTTCATAATTGTTTATTTTAGTTGTTTTTAATTTAATATTTTAAATTTGTTTTAATGTATCCATTATTTGATTAAATTCAATACCATTTTGTTCTTTTGGTATGTCTCTTAATTCTGCTATTTTATCAAGTAATCCTATTACTTCAACACTTGTTTTTGGATTAGGTGTTAAAAATCTTGATTCAGTTATTAAATTATTAGCAATATATATTAATAATTTTTGAGCTATTATATCATTCATATTTTTTAGTTGTTTTTAATTAAAAAAAAGGTTTACCTCCACCTCAAGGAGTTGTTTTACATAACAACTTTAAAATGTATTGGGGCAAACTAC